GCTTCAAAAATAGCTCTAAATTCTGGGTTTGCTTGTGTATTTAACGACATTATATCGTTGAAATTTTCATTTCTTGCAAACTCTGCAGGCGACACTCCTGCTTCTTCTAACGTAGTAAACGTATCATCTATTGTTTCTGTTGTATCTGTATCTGTACCTGTAAGTGTATCCCCTGTTTCACCTTCAAGGTTTTCTATAACATTTTCTATTACAGTATCTTCTGTTATACCTTTAGGTATCTCTCCCGTTGCCTCTAAATCAGCGAACGTAGTTTCTGCTGTATCAATTTCTGTTTCAGCCTCAGTATAATCAGAAACCGATTTTGCATCTTCAAACTCATTGGCAAAATTAGGGACAAAAGCTGATCCTACATATTCTGAGGTTCCTTCAGGAGAGGTGCTAAAATTTCCTTCATTATCTACAAATACATCACCTTTAACTATTGAGTTACCTGCACCTTTTGTTATTAAGTTGTATAATGCAGTTCCTGGAGTTAACGTACCAACTGCTGTTGTTGTACCTGCAGCTCCTCCTGCAGCTCCCAATAACACGGCTCCACCAACGCCTTCGTTAGGATCTGTACCCAAGTATTCTGTTGCTTTGTTAGCTAAATATGTTTCTATGCCTTCCCCTACACCCTCAACTCCTGTATTTGTAATAACAGCAGAAGGTAAACCGATTAATTTTGCAAATTTAGGAGAAATAGAATTAACAACGCTTTTTACACCAGAAACAGCCGCCATTTTTGCGACTGCTAAATCAGCTACAGCGCCAACATTACCTGCAGCAAACGCGTATTTTTCAGCCCTATCTTTTAAACGGTTGATAGCTTCAGTTTCATCTCCATTGTAGATTTTTAATAGAGCTTGATACCCAGGATCGTTCTCTAAAGTACCATTTTCTAAAGCAGTATTAATAGCTCTATCTATATCTTGTCTAGCCGCTTCTGACGCTGCTGATTGAGATATGCCATAAGCTATGGGAACACCTACAAACGGGATAGCCATCAAACCAAGATCAAGAAAAATATCTCCTACTTCTTGAGCACCAGTCATCGCTGTGGCTATTTTATCAGTTCCGTAAGGACGCCCTGCCATATCTAACGCAGTGCCATTTACTATCTGCTCTATTGTTGTACCCTCTGCGGGTAAAGCGTAATGTTGGCGTACACGCATCTCGTCTGAAATTTTAGCGTCTTGGCTTTTAGACCAGTTACTTAAGTAGTCAGCAACGCCTTGCATAGTTTCTGTGCCAAAGGTATATTGGACGTAATTAGGATTAAGTACATCTGTTCCAGTAAGTACGCTTTCATAACTTTCATTAGCAAGTTCAGCAGCGCTTATAGCATCTAAATTAGTGGTGTCAGGGCCAATTCCAGCTCCTTTAGGGTACGAAGACATGCTATACATGCTTATACTTGCCATATCTTCGTCAGTAAGTCCGTAGGTATTGTCATTAGCAGACCAACCACCAATTAAATAATCGTCGTGTCCATCGAGAAATTCAATAAATTCATCTGCATTTTTACCTAAACCTGCAGCGCTTAATGCTGCCTCTTCTAAAAACCCCGAACTTATATTATAACCAAGGTCTCTAGCGTGGTTTATACCAACTTGCATTAATTCAGACACTTTAGGAGCCAATAACGCTTTTGCTTGTTTTGAAGTTGCGTTAGCTCCAACGTAGTCTATCGCACCGCCTTCAGCGATAATACGGTCAAATTCGTCTTCTGCTCTTCGCCTATCTATTGGAGTATCTATAGTTACAGGTTCGTAATCCGCTAGGTAGGAAGTATCTTTTTCTTCTGCCACATCAACTGCATCTTCGGCTCCAACAAAATCTCCTGCTTCTGTGTCATCATATAAAGATAATATGTCTTCAATATCATCTGTTTCTTCTTCAGGTTTTGAAATTATATCTGTTAGATCGCCTATAGAAGCTACGTCAGTAAACTCCCTTTCATCTACAAATCCACTGTCTGTTTCTATAGGATCTGCGTCTGATATACCTAAACTAGCTAGTTCTTCTTCAGCAGTGGTAGCCTTTTCTGCTTCTTCCGCTAGTCTAACCTTTTCTGCTTCTTCCGCTAGTCTAACCTTTTCTGCTTCTTCAGCTTCAGTTTTTAAACGAGTAGCTTCAGCTTTTTCTTCAGCTAATCTAACCTTTTCTGCTTCTTCTGCTACTCTAGCCTCTTCCGCTACTCTAGCCTCTTCCGCTACTCTAGCTTCTTCTGCTACTCTAGCCTCTTCCGCTACTCTAGCCTCTTCCGCTACTCTAGCCTCTTCCGCTTCTTTTGCTTTAGCAATTAGTTCTTCATTAATTTCGTCATATTCACCAATAAATCCTTCGGCTTCTGTTTTAGCATCTGCTAAAGCTATAATACGTGCGTCTGCGGCTGCGTCATCTTTTTCATTCTTAAGCCTGATTGCTTCATCATTACGTTCTTTTGTATGAGCATCGTTTAGGCCTAAATCTACGCGGTTTGTTACAGCGTTTTTGTAGTTGTCCATAGCCGCTGTAGCACTATTCATAGCCGAATCTGCTGCAGATAAAGCTGCATTTTTTGCTCGGAAAGCGTCGCCGCTATCTACTATCATGCCTTTGGCTTGTTTTTTTGCTTTTACAGCACTTTTATAGTTATCAGACGCTGTATTATAAGCATCTAAAGCGTCTTTGTTTGCTGCGTTTGCACCGTCTGCGGAGCTGTGTTCCCCACCATTTACATCGTAAAATTTAGTTTGTGGGGGTAATATTAACTCATCAATCTTTGCGTTTAGGTCTTTGACCCCTGCAGCATTTAGAGTACTATTAAACGCACCTAAAGCGTCGCCTCCTTTAAGAGCAGCAACAGTGGCGTTTACAAGTCCATCGGTAATATCACCGTTAAAGTTGCTGTTTTCTTTAAGAAGTCCTGATACCGTCGCTGTTGTTGCTACCACTGCAGCTTCGCTAATATCTCCCCCTGCGTCTATATAAGCTTTAATTCCTTTGTTAAGAGCGTTTTCAGTGGTTTCGTTAAAAGTAAACTGCCCAAAGTCTCCAGAAGGAAGGTTATCTTTTATAACATTTGTAGCAGCAGAAGCTATTTCGGCAGTCGCACCCCCCAATAATGCACTCCTTAAATCGCCTCCTTGTATCGCCCCTTTTACACCAGCGCCAAGAATATTACCTGTTGCGCCTGTAATAGCTTCAGAAACATAACTACCTGCTTTTGGTGCAATATACCCTAACGCCGCAGACTTAAGTACATCGCCAATATTACCGCCTTTTGCAAGTGTGTCTGCTGCATTTATAAGGGGAACAGCCCACTGCATTCCTGGAGTTATTGTAGCTGCAATAGTAGCAATAGTGGCAATGGGGTCATCTATTACGGCTTCTACAACGTCGCTAACTGCAGTCGCTACAGGCTGTATAATTTCTTCAACAACAAAAGAACCAACGTCTTCTACTGCGCCTATTACAAACTCAAAAACATCGCCGATAGCATTTGCTATAAACATGTTATGCTCCTACCCCTAAAGGTTCTTTGCCCAAATTAATATAAACAACGTATTGGTCATTTTGACTACGGGCTACAGCAATATTAGAGTCTTTGTTAGCCATTTTTTTCTCTAAAGCTCTCATTGCGGGTAACAAAGTTTCTCCTTTAAATTGAGAAGCGTAGTGCGTAAATTTTTTACCTTGCAAATAACCTAAGTAGTTTAGAATATTTCGTATAAAATTACGTCCTGTGTCTACATTGAACGCACGTCCGACCATCTTAGTTTTGTTTGCGCCTTTACCCTTGTGCCCAAGAAATACAGTGTTTCCTACTTGTACCAAGTCTGCGCTTTCCATTGACGCTTCTTTAGCAACAGATGCTAACATAGCTTCTACGGGTATGTCATCTTCGTTTAACTGCTCTGCGGCGATAGCCATAACCTGACCTGGAGCGATCTTCTCTTGGTTGCTATCGATAGTTTCCATAATTCACCTAAGTTATTTCAAGCACACTGGCTACTACATGTAGTCTATTTGCTGTAGCAGCGGTAACTTTTAGTATTTCAGTCGCTTGCACTACTAACGGTGCAGTTAACAGCTCTACAGTACCATTTGCTGATACTGACTTAGTTTTAAATAAACTATACACATCGCTGCTATTAGTCAAAGTCAAAGTTATGGTGTCAGCGTTGCCAGAGTCTTCAGATACGATAATAGACTTAAAAATAGCCGTTGTCGAGGCAGCGCAAGTATATAAAGTCGTAACACTTGTAGATGTTAGGTCTAGTTTTGCATTTGTATAAGTATTTGCCATCTAACTAACAAACCACCCAACTGCATCAGACTTATCTGCTAGAGAAGTATCCCGTAGTACACTGTCTAATTGGTTAAAATATAAACGCAGAATCTTGTTAAACTGTTCAAACTCTGCAGCGCTATATTCTGTAGGGGGGTAGGGTAGAGCAGGGGCACGAAACTCTACAGTATATTGATCAGCCATTAGCGTCTCCCATCTGTACGTAAGTCAACTCTTGGAGAACCTAACTGCCATTGTACACCTGTCGTGCTAGATTCTATCTTCATAGACATCTGCCTACCTCTCACACGTGTGTGAATCTGGCTTGTATAAGCCTCAACAGGAGAAGTAGCAGAGCGCGTAACTGCACCTGTGTTTACACCACTTTCTGATGTAGGCGAGTTATAACCTGAACCTGAAGCATTTAGTGGGAAGAATGTCATATTTATAGCAGGACTATCAGCCGTAGACCCCTCAAAAGAAACATCAGGTAAAACACGAGACATCAACATAAACTGATGCCCATCATCTAAATCAAACTCTGAAGAGGTTATAAAGGCAGAAATAGCGGCGGCGGTGCTTGTTTCATTGTCATCAATACCGTTTTCATGGTCAACCAGTAACGAGTTATAGGTAGCGGCAAGTGGGTAAGCACGTAGACCTGAGTCAAGCCATGCTGTACGTGCCATAGAACCATAGTACCATATGTCTTCGAGGTAGTTATACACCACGTATTTATCGATACTAGATGCACCTGCTGAACAATAGAACCACCACACCTCGTGGAACGCTTCGTTACTTCCTCCAAATACTTGGTTATACTGTAGAGGATTAAAGTCTGTGAATACGTGTTTACGTAAGTCACAAGGGAGCGGTTGAGCTCTACCATCATATTTATAGAACTTGTCCTTACCCATCCAGTAAGACACACCGTTGGCGTAAGCGACACTATTTTGCGAAGTTATCGAGATTTGCTCTCCAACAAGCGTTGCGCTCCACACACCTGAGCCTATACCGACGTACTGTAAAGAATATAAAGATGAGTCTGTCCAAACAAGAACCTCTTGTCGTGCTTGGGATGCAGTAACTATTTCTGTACCACGGGATAATCTTAAGCTACCTGCTTGGTTTGTAGCTGCAGGAGTCCAATTTGTGGCGTCTTCTTGGTCAGACCAACGAATAAGCATGGGATCTTTTGTTGCGGAACCAAGTACATTTGTACCAAAACAAAAGACAAACCTGCTAATATCTGACACAAGTATAGAATTCTGTACTGTTGGCACATTTGAAGCCCCTGCCTTACTAGACAATAAGACCGCACGGGTAGTTAACGTACCTGAAGCGTCCCAGTAAAAAATAGCCCCGTCTCTATGTCCAAATATTAGGTCTTCACCAAAGTTTTGTTGTGACCATATACGTAAGGTTTCTGTATCTGAGATACCTTGTCCCCAAGCACCAGAACCCCAACCACTAGCACCCCAACCAACAAGAGGGTTAGCAGATGATGCGCCTGTGTTTATTTGGTAAGCGCCTACAACAGAACTACCACCGTTCCCTGAGTCAGAGCTTGTAGCCGCAATATTTGTATATAAAGCGTTAGTTATAGTATCCGAGTTAAAACTTTTTGCTGTAATAGTGTATTTGTTTGCGTCTTCGATATTAAGTATCTGATACTCTTGGTTGAGCATTTCAGCGGTTACATTACCACCTAGTGCAGCGGCGCCACTAAAAGTAACAAAATCATTAACTTCTGCGCCATGACTACTGTCCGTAACGACTATAGTAAAACAATTTACAGTAGCGTTATCGCTATGTGTAGCTGCAGTAGTGCTCGTTGTTACACCAGAAACAAGATAAGAAGCGCCTCGTGTACAACCTGTAAACGTGTTACTGCTTATAGCCGAGTAGTCTATAACTTCACTATCTATTATAA